ATGTTCCATATATTCCCCCTATGGCTTCATTGGATAATCCTCGTGTTGGCATTAAGGGGACACATTTTAGTTCACAATTAGTTGTTTTGATTTCCAATTCTCATTTTCCTCCATGTGCTAATGAGATTCGTACACCAGCTGCTTTAGAGCGAAGGCGTCGTGCGTTGTGGGAGGTTCGACCTATCCCAAAATATTGTATTCCTGGTACTGATCGTATTGATTGGGCTAGAGCTAATGAATTTCCAGGTGTTTTTGAGAATTATGAGCATTTGTCGTGGCGTGAGTGTCGAGCTGTTTCAAGTCAGACAGGTGTTAATTATATTACCCCAAGTTGGATTACAACAAAGGCTATGGTCACTATTACTCGTTGTCGTTTTAATGAGCATATGGTGCGTGAGCAAAAAGGGAAGGAAGCTTATGATTCTCGAGCGTTTATTGATAGTATGCGTTGCGAGTTGGATCCTCCGAATGTGATTTTGCCCTTGGAAGTTGATGCGCATGGTTTGCAGGAGATTTTGTCACGGGCGACTGGTACTTGTATTGGAAATACACTTGCAGCAAATTTGCCGGCTATTAGAGATCAGGTCTTGAGTTATTATAATCAGTGGAAAGTTACCAATCCTTATATTTATGATTGTTTTATTCAATTGTCAAAATGGGTTGGAATTCTTGGGGCGTGTACTTTGGTGGCTACGTTTTGGAAAAGTGCTATGGCACCAAAAACTGAGGCACATGGTAGTTCTTATGATTTTGCTTCTAAAGTAAGAAAGCCTAGAATTAAGCATCGTGTTGCCCAGCCGATTGTGCATGGTTTGATGGGAGCACCATCTATGTGTATGGATATGAATGATGAGATGGGTGTGCAGCAAATGCGTGATTTGATTGCTCCGGCAATGTTGAAGGCAGATGTTTTTGGTTTAGCTACAGAGGATGTGGGATGTATTAATCGAATGTGTGTCTTTGCAATTGGTTATGATTTGTTGTTGTGTCCGCGACATATTTTTCTGGATGTTAACGGAGATCTTGTGCAGGATGATTCTTTGATTGTGTTGACTTCTCGAAGTGGTGTTATTTATAAATCTCTGTTTTTAGTTCGAAATATGGTTACCCTTCAAGGGTTTGATGGTCCTCGTGATGTATGTGTTTATAAATTCGGGCCGCGATTATTCGGTTTTCGGGATAGGATTAACCTATTTGTCGAGGACGAAGATCTCGCTGGTGTTGCTGGTAAGCGTGGGTTGATGGTTACTATGCGTCAGGGGGTCACGGAATTTCATAATTTGGCTAGAATAACTGAACTTAAGAAGGAATTTACTTATAAGTTGCCCAATTCTACAAAGC